GATCACGATGGTGCCGGCCATGCTGCTCGGCGGCGCCCGGGCCGACATCACCGACTTCACGATCGTCAGGCTGGACGGGGGGGTCTATTGAATGGCGATCGTCGTGCAGGCAGCATCACCCCGCCGCAGGGCGTTAGGGATGACCCCTGGGCCGGTAACGCGGGCGCCTGCCCCGACCCCTGTCTCCTGGCGCCCATTGGCCCCAGCGACGATCGTGGAGGCTCTGCGGGTGGTGCCGTCGGTTCCTGCGCCGCTGCCGGCACCACTCCGCCCGCCCGCCCCCGTGGCGCGGCTCCGCCTGCCGCCGGCTCCGCCGGCGGTGCGGCCCGAGCTGCGGGTGGCGGCCTTTGTTCCCCTGGCCGCGCCCGCCCCCCAGGCGGCCGGCGAGCCCTCCGTCCTGGTCGGCATCCTCGGTAGCCCGAGCACCATCGTCACGATGGTCCCGGCCAACCTCTACAGCGGCTACCGCGCCGATATCACCGAATTCTCTGTCATCCTCGATGGGGGTATCTACTGATGTCCGGAACGACCTCCCCCACCTCGGCCTATGTCGATGCCACCGGCATCCATGCGCCGACGTTCGCCGATGTGCAGGACTATCTGATCGCGCAGTTCCAGGCGATTTACGGCAGCGACATCGTGGTCGACCCGTCGACCCAGGATGGGCAGTTGATCGGGGTGTTCGCGCTCGCGATCGCCGACACCAATGCCGCCTGCATCGCGGCCTACAATGCGTTCAGCCCGAGCACGGCCCAGGGCATCGGCCTGTCCTCCGTGGTCAAGATGAATGGGTTGCTGCGCCACGTCCCCAGCAACAGCACCGCACCACTGCTGATCGGAGGGACCGCCGGCACGGTGATCCTGGGCGGCATCGCGGTCGACACCGCGCAGAACGACTGGCTCCTGCCGGCCTCGGTGACGATCCCGCCCGGTGGGTCGATCCTGGTCACCGGGACTGCCGCCGTGGCCGGGTCGATCTCGGCGCCGCTCGGCGACATCAACCGGATCAAGACGGTCACCCTGGGCTGGCAGACGGTCACCAACACCTCGGCGGCCACGGCCGGCGCACCGCTGGAAAGCGACGCGCTGCTACGGGTCCGGCAGAGCATCTCCACCGCCCTGCCGGCGATGACGGTGCTGGACGGTATCGTCGGCGCGGTGGCCGCACTGGACGGCGTCATGGCGGTCAAGGGCTACGAGAACGACACCAACAGCACCGACCCCACGACCACCATCCCGGCGCACTCGATCGCCATCGTGGTGCAGGGCGGCATCGCGCACGACATCGCCCAGACCATCCTGCTCAAGAAGACCCCGGGATGCTACACATTCGGAACGACACGGCAGAGCGTCAACGACCTCTATGGCCTGCCCCACGACATCGGGTTCTTCATCCCGACCCCGGTGGCGATCGGCGTCAAGATCACGCTCAAGGCCAAGCCGGGTTACTCCACCGTGGTGGGCGACACGATCTCCCAGTCGGTGTGCGACTACATCAACGGGCTCGGGTCCGGCGTCATCGTCTACTACTCCAAGCTCTGGACGCCGGCCAATTTGGACAACACCGCCGCAGCGGGGGACCTCTCCGACACCTACGACATCACCGCGATGACCATCGCCACCCCGGTGGGCGGGACCTACGGCACCGCCAACCTCGCGATCACCATCTACCAGATCGCGAATTGCGTGAAGGCCAACGTCGTCATCACGGTGACGTAACATGAACCTGGGCGACTATCTCGGTCGGGTCACGCCATACTACGACACGCTGCCGCGCTATATGAACATGCTGGCGGCGCTGATCCAGCCGTTGGTCGATGCCCAGCTCATGCTCGCCAAGCTGCGGGCCGATTTCGATGTCGACACGGCGATCGGCATCCAGCTCGATCAGGTCGGCAAATGGGTCGGCCGCACCCGCTACGTCACCAAGCCGGTCACCGGCGTGTTCTTCGGCTTCGACCAATCGTCGTTGCGGATCGGCTTCGACCAGGGTGTCTGGCTCGGCCAGTATACGCCCACCGACGCGATCACCGCGCTGGACGATGAGACCTACCGGTCGATCCTCAAGCTGCAAATCATGGCCAACCACTGGGACGGCACCCTGGTGTCGATCTCCCTGGCCCTGAACTCGGTCTTCCCGGGCATCGCGATCCAGGACCTCGGCGACACCGGGCCCGGACTGATGTCGATGCATGTGCTGCTCCCACTGGCCGACATCGACTCGCTCCTTCTTGCGATCCTGGAACAGGATTTCCCGATCAAGCCGAGCGGCGTGAAGATGGACTTCATCGACAACCCGCAGGCGGGCGGCGAGCCGGTATTCGCCATGGACGTTCCGTTCGTTACCGGCGGCCCGATGGGCGGGTTCAATCAGGCCGCGTGGGGCATAATAGTTTTCACCGCGTAATAGGGAACTCGCCACATGGCAATCAACGACTTCAAGACATTCGCCGGCGATCCCGCCGCCAACGTGATGACGCAGGCGGCCTATACCGATGTCGGCTTCACCGCGCGGCTGCTGGGGTTCTCCACTGGCACCGCGTTGTCGGTGCAGCTCAACAAGGTCTGGCGGCAGTCGAGCATCATGACCTCGATGCTGGGTCAGTTCACCGTCGACCAGAGCACCCAGGACGCACTCGACGATGGCACGCCCTCGGGTATGACCACGCTCCAGTCGCGGTTCACCCTGGCGGTGCGCAACGTGGCCCTGGGCGCGATCGGCGTCGGCTACCTTCCGCTGACCGGCGGTACATTGACCGGGAACCTGGGGGTCGCGCCCACGACGGGCGCGGCCTATCTCGGCATCGTCGCGCCCACTGGCCAATACGCGACGGTTGCCCTGACGCGCAACGCGGGTCAGGGAGCGCAGATTGTCGGATATACCAGCGCCGCGCCCAATGCCTTGGCGCGTTGGGGTATCACAATAGCCGATACAGCCGCTGAAACCGGCGGCAATGCCGGCTCCAACTTCGCCATCTCCCGCTGGGGTGATGGGTCCACCAACCCTTACATCGATGCGCCGCTCACCATTTCTCGCGCCACCGGCGTGGTCAATTTCGCCCGCACGCCCACGGTCGGCGGCGGTGTGATGCCATACCTTCCCCTGGCTGGTGGCACCGTTACGGGGAACGTGACCATAACCGGGGTCACCTCGGTCGGCGGCACCGGCATCACCTGGGCCAGCTACTACGCCGGCCACTACATCGGGATGGGCTGGGACAACGCCAATCTCCATGGTTGGATCGATAACAGCTACTGGGGCGCCTTTGCGTCCCAGGGGTATGTCGGGGCCGTGGTCGGCAACTACCTCCCGATCGGCGGCGGCACCATCACCGGTTCGCTCACCGTCAACGGCAATACCATGACGCGGGGCACGACCATGTTCGCCGGCCTCGGCGATTTCTCCAATTTCTGGGATGGGCGCTACCGTTACCGGCAATGGGCCGGCAACTGGTACGATGTCTGGGACGGCCAGAACGGCAACCGGACGTGGCAGTGCAGCAACTCCAATATGTTCTTGGACGGCAATGCCAACTGGCAGGTATCCGGCACGGCGCGCGCTTACGGTGGGCGTATCCTCTCCATCCAAGGCGCCTATGCTCCGAGCGTCTGCGCTTACTGGACTGGCGGCGTCGCTACGGGCTTCTGGACTGATGGCAGTGGCATGGTCCTCGGCAACATGGATGGCGGCGGTGGCCCCACCGATGGCCATATACGGATCGACAACGGTGGATATACCACGCTCTTTTCATCCGGACAGTGCAACGGCAACTGGTATACCGCCGGACAGCTTACGTGCAGCGGTGACTTCCATGCTTATAACTCGGGCGTCACCCACGGGAACATTTACGGATATGCTGGCTGCATCGTCAACGGCACCGGCGTGTTCGGCGGCCCGGTCTACGCGGGCGGTGGTCATTTCGTCGGCGGCAATGGCGATACCGGCGTCGGCATCTACCGCAACAGCGACAGTTCAATCTACCAGATGTGGCCGAACAGCTACCACCAGCTACAGTGGGGCAATGGCAGCTATAACATGATCTGGATTGTCAACGGCCTTCCCCTGTGGGTGCAGGAAGGCCAGGGGCAGCATAACTGTTGGAACGCCAATGGTCAGATCGGCGGCAAGAACTTCTTCCAGACTTCTGACCGGCGCAACAAGACCGACATCGAGCCGACGAAGTATGGGCT